ACAGCAAAAAGCTAAATGGTATGTAGAAAACAAAGAGGCGCTACTACAGGCATGTGCGAAGTATAATTCAGAGAACCCACAGGCTACGGGTCTTACAAGCGCTGTAAGGCGATCAACTCTATCTGATGATAAATTGTTTGATGGTGCTACCCGTGAGTTTGTTAGAGCAGAGACTAAGTTCGATTACATTCTACGCAGACTAATATCTGAAAAGACAGGTATCGCTCACGATGTTGACCATATTATCCCTTTAGATAAGGGCGGTACTCATAGGTTGGAAAATCTACGGGTTATCCCATCATCACTAAACCGATCCAAACAAAACAAGTTCGATGAGGAATGGTTCGGCATTACTGACGAAGATGAAGAAGAACGCACAAGGGAAACCTTAGAGTTCTCAGCATCCCTCAAGAAAACTCTAATTCACGCATAAATAGAAAGGGACCGTTATGAGTACATATGTAGGAGACATTGAGACAGATGGACTACTGGACACACTTACTAAAGTTCATTGTATCGTACTTCAAGACGTAGATACATTGCAGGTGTACTCATACGGTCCCTCAGAAATCCAAGCTGGTCTTGATCGTATGATGGAAGCTGAGAAGCTAATATTCCATAACGGTATAGGCTTTGACATACCAGCATTGGAACAAGTTTACCCTGAGTTTCACGTTGATCGTGACAGGGTAATCGACACCTTAGTTTGCACTCGACTTATCTGGACTAACCTAAGTGACAAGGATGGTATCAAGATTAAAGCTGGTAAGTTAGAGCCACGTCAGCGTGGTTCCCATGCACTAATGGCTTGGGGCAAGAGACTAGGGGTCTTGAAGGGTGACTTTGGGCAATCAACGGATTGGTCTGAATGGACGCCTGAGATGCAAGAATACTGCGAACAAGATGTAGCTGTCACTTTAAAACTGTGGGCAACGATCTCAGCGAAGAAATATTCTACCACTGCACTTGATCTTGAGCATAAAGTAGCTTGGATCGTGGAGGAGCAGAAGCGTCATGGATTTCTATTTGACGTAGCTAAGGCAGAGAAACTTCTAATGCACCTTCAACAAGAACGTGCAGAAATCGAGACAGACCTACAGACTATATTTGACCCGTGGTATTCTGCTGTCGAAGTTAAGACACCAACTAAGACTATCAAATATAAGAGTGTAACAAGGCAGAGTGTATGGAAGGACGCACCTTACACAAAGATTAAGCTAAACGTATTTAATCCCAACAGCCGTATGCACATCGCTGATCGTCTTACGTTTAAGTACGGATGGAAGCCTACTGACTTCACTCCTGATGGTAGAGCTAAGGTGGATGAACCTATCTTAGCATCTTTGAAGTACACGGAAGCTCAGGCAATAGCCAAGTCTCTCATGATACAGAAACGTATAGGCATGCTTGGTGAGGGTAAGAACGCTTGGCTTGCACTAGTAGGTAATGACAAACGTATCCATGGTTCAGTAAACACCAATGGTGCTGTCACTGGACGTATGACCCACAACTTTCCAAACGTAGCCCAGACACCATCTGTGGGTAAGCCATATGGCAAAGACTGCCGTGAATTATTTATGGTTCCCACAGGTAAACGTCTGGTAGGTGTGGATGTATCAGGACTTGAACTCAGGATGCTAGGTCATTTCCTAGCTAAGTTTGATGGTGGTGCATATGGATACGAAGTAGTTAATGGTGATATTCATACTGTTAACATGAAAGCTGCTGGTCTTCCTGATCGTAATGCAGCCAAGAGGTTCATCTATGGATTTCTCTATGGAGCAGGGGCCGCAAAGATAGGTGAGGTTATTGGTAAGGGACCAAAGGCAGGTCAGAAGTTAAAGACTAAATTCCTAGACCAAACACCAGCCTTAGCTAAACTTATCAAGGCAGTAACCAAGGCAAGTGAGGATCGAGGCCACCTAATAGGCTTAGATAAACGTGTACTACACTCCCGTAGTTCTCACTCAGCACTGAATCTCTTACTTCAATCTGCTGGTGCCTTAGTGTGCAAGCAGTGGGCAGTGGAGATGGACAAGGCTATAACTGATAACAACCTCAAGGGTAAGTGTCAGGTTGTAGCTAACATCCACGATGAACACCAATACGAATGTGACGAAGACGTTGCTGAACTGGTGGGATCACTAAGCATCCAATCAATTAAGGATGCAGGTAAACATTTTAACTTAAAGGTAGAATTAGATGGCGAAAGTAAAATCGGGGAAAACTGGTACGAAACCCACTGAACCCCCCAAGCAACCTAAGGCAAAACCTAAGGTATGTGAGACTTGTTTCTTTATGTCATTGGAGGGTGGCAAGACATACCAGACATACTTCTGTCACAGAAATCCCATGAACATAACTGTATCCCTACAGCACTGGTGTGGAGAATGGAGGACTAAATGAAAAGAACTATTCTAATAGATGCTGATATAACTGTGTATCAGATAGCCACTAAGAACGAGGAACCCACAAAGTTTGATAATGGCTTGTGGGTACTCTGGGCAGATGAGAATAGAACCAAGGCAGAGTTTGATGAAGCTATAGAGAACATTGTGAAAAAGACTAAGGCAGACGATTATCTGTTGTGCCTCACATCTCCTAATAACTTCCGCAAAGACATACTGCCAAGCTACAAGGGTAATCGCAAGGATACCCGTAAGCCTATGCTTCTCCCATTCCTACGTCAGCATGTCATAGAGAACTACAAGCATGACCTGAGAGATGGACTAGAGGGTGATGACCTAATGGGTATTCACGCTACCAAGCCATCCATCTCAGGGAACCATGAGTACGTCATCTATTCTATGGATAAAGACATGAAGACTATTCCAGCTAAGTTATGGAATGAGGATTTCGCCTTTGTCAGTAACATAAGTCAGGAAGACGCAGATCGTAACTGGTTATTCCAAGCGTTAACTGGGGATGCAACTGACGGTTACAAAGGGTTGCCTAAGTGTGGCCCAGTGAAAGCCAATAGGATACTTGATGATGACTGTAGTTGGGATGGGGTTCTAAAGGCTTACCTCAAGGCTGGCCTGACGGAACATGAGGCTCTCCAACAAGCTCAGGTAGCTCGTATCTTGCGGTATGATGATTACGATTTAGAAACTGATACGGTAAAGGTATGGAAACCATGAATGATATAGTTGATAACCCATCTCACTATACGAGATATAGTATACAACCCAAGACTTTCATCTTGCGTAATAACCTACCGTTCCATGTGGGTAACATATGTAAATACGCAGTCAGGGCAGGGCATAAGCTCTATCCTGACATGAATGAGATAGAGTCAGAAATCACAGATTTAGAGAAGGTCATTAGGTATGCAGAGATGCGTATTAACCTCCTTAATGGGGAAACTGACCTGTAAACATAACCAAGCCTAACTGCTACTAGATATAGAAGGGTAAACTATGTCTGAAATACCAATAATAGATAAAGTGTTAATCGACTATCTGGATAAGATGTATCCAGACGTGTCCCCAGAGATTTCCATGAGTGAACGCCAGATATTCTTTAGGCGAGGAGCAGTGGATGTAGTTCGCACTTTAAAAAGAATTTATAAAGATGAGAATGAAGACATTCTGAGTATGCAAGTTGTTTGATAATGGTGGTCCGATATTAGAACCGAATACTATCAACAATCTATGGCCTACAATATCCCCACTACTTGATCGTCTAGTCGATGAGAAAGTCAGTATGGATGATATTTACGATCTTATGATGAATAGAAGGTGGTTGCTTTGGGTAAATAACGATCTGAGTACCGTAATAGTTACTGAGTTCATTTACTACCCACAGTTAACTAATCTCAGGATAGTTTTACTTTCGGGTGATGACGTTGATTGGGCTGAAGGTATTCATATATTTGAAGGCTTTGCCCGTATTAATGGTTGTCATTCAGTAGAGATATTAGGTCGTAAAGGCTGGCAGAGGGTTCTCAAAGATCAGAACTACAAGCTGTCTCATATAACCCTCAGTAAACCAGTATAACAAGGAACTAAGTAATGGCTAAATCCAACAGTAAGTCTGAAAAACTAAGCACTAACGCTTGGGTTGATCTTAAAGTTAAAAAATCAGGATCATCTTCTACAGCTAATAAAAGAAGTGGAGGTAAATCTGTGCCTACACTCAAGAAATCATACAGCAGGGGCCGTAAGAAATGATGTATGTAGCCGTGGTACTGATATGCGCTACGAACATAGCTCAGTCTTGTCAACTTAAATCAAAGAAAACAGCTTTTATATCACTAGAACAATGCCAGTTAGAGACAAACACAGTTGTCGGAAACATGAATGAAATGGGAATGATAGGCACAGGTACGTGCCTTGAGATTTCCTTAGGAGAACAAACATGAAGATCACTACAATCGCTACTATAGTAGCTCTAACAGTCCTTCCTATGGCCTCAAATGCTACTGAGGTATTAGTAGTAGTAGAACCCGTAACCTACACTGATCAGCAAGTAATCGCAGCTACCGTAGGGTGTGCTGTGTTGTTTGGTGCGTTAGCAGCTATGACCTCAGGTGTAGCTACAGCCGTAGGTGCAGTATTTGGTGGTAGCATATGTGCAGTCGGTTTTGGAGAAGACTATTTCCAAGGTGATCGCATTGTAGGGTATGAATCAGGAGCATAGCTATGAAAGATGGTTATGCGTCAGAGCATTTCCGAAAGGTTGAGTTCGCTTGTAACCATTGTGGTGAGCTACATCCTGACGGAATAAACAAGAAATTAGTAGCTCTATTAGAGGAGCTACGTTCACACTTTAATTCACCTGTATCTGTTAACTCTGGATACCGTTGTCCTACCCACAACTCAAATGTAGGTGGAGCAAAGGCATCCCAACATCTATTAGGTAAGGCTGCTGATGTAGTAGTCAAAGGTGTGTCACCTTCTGAGGTTCATGCTTGGGCTGATAAGAACAACCCAACAGGCGGCGTAGGTAAATACAACAGCTTTACACATATGGATGTACGCAACGGTAAAGCAAGGTGGTGACTTTAGATGAAATAGAAGTTGAGGCCCGTAGACGCCAGATGGTTGATATGGACCTCAAACGGGACGCTGAGAGATACATGGCATACTTAGCTTTAGCAGGTATGTTAGCTTTCCCAGTTTTAATCTTGGGTGCATCTTATCTTGGTCTTGACAAAGGAGCAGAGTTACTGGCTGACATAGCTAGTATCTCTTACATCGCTGTATCTGCTGTGCTTGGAAGCTATTTCGGTTTCAATACGCTATCGGAGATAGGCAATGCCAAAAATAAACGCAGAGAGTGAATTTACTATACAGCTAAAGAACTTAATTGGGATTGTAATAGCTGTGGGTATTAGTGTGACTGCGTACTTTGCTGTAATTCAAAGGGTCACATTTAATGAACATCAAAGAGAAATTCAGTGGGATAAAATCCGTTTCTTAGAGGAGTGGGTACACACCTTTGAACCCTCTGAGAGTATACAGAAATCCATGGCTATTCAACATGAATTACAGATTAGAATAGCTTTGTTAGAGGAACGGGTTGACCAGCTTGAGGAAGACCTTATGAAATTTGGATATTACTATGCTGAATAATTTAATTAAACCACAGATATGCTTTGGCGGTGGTGGTTCTGGAGGCGGCGGCGGTGGCAATGAAATGTACGGTGATGGCGGCTTGCAGGGTGCTTTAAATAGCAGACAAAAAGGCGGTACTCACTCAAAGCAGCGCAACGAGAATAACAACCAGAATAGCACTGTTAGCCACGGGACATACGATGGTAAGAGTAGAGCATCTGGCGGTTCCTATAAGAATGTCGTGCAGTCTAAGCCTAAACCTGCGCCTAAACCTGCGCCTAAGCCAGCACCAAAACCTAAGTCTTTAGCACCTACAACATCTTTAAAACCACGCTACCGTAAACCTGTAGATCAACGTGGTAAAAGCAATGTAGGCGCAATGGGTCGCAGTTTGACACCCGCAACTGACGCTGCAAGAGAGAGTGCAAGAGCGCAAGAGCTAGATGATCGTGGTGGTGTCGGTATTGATGCTGAGAAATACTGGGAGATAGCTAAGGCACCTGAGGAACTCGATGGTTCTGGCGGTGTAGGCGGTTCCCGTGATGGCGGTAAAAGACGCCGACTGAAAGCCTCAGAAGCAAACGAGGATAACATTAAGATTAAAAGAGATTCCAAAGGTGTTAAGCCATATAAGGGAAGCTCTTTACGAATTAAAAGGGCATAACATATGTGCATGATGAAATCACCAACAGCAGCCCCACCGCCACCTCCTCCTCCTGAGGCTCCCCCAGTGTTAGAACAGGATGCTCCAAGTTTGAGCGATGCTAACGAGGATGGTAGCAACCTAGATAAACGGGCTGCTGGGTTTAAGTCTTATAAGATAGACAAACGAAACAAATACATGAGTGATGGTAATAAGCTAGGTAACATAGATACCTCAGGTAAAACCTCAGTTAACATATAATAAGGATTGATTATTGTGCAGCACTTAGACGCATCTTGCGCTAAAAGGTACGACAATCTTTCTTCACTCAGAACGACATATTTAGAACGTGCGAGAGATGCAGCTAAACTAACTATACCATCTCTTGTTCCAGAAGAAGGTCACACAGAGTCCTCAAGGTTACGCACTCCATATCAGGGTGTAGGAGCCAGAGGAGTGAACAACCTTGCATCTAAATTGTTGCTTTCATTACTGCCTCCTAACTCACCATTCTTTGCAATGCGTCTTGATGATTTCACAATACAAGAACTTGCTCAGTCTGATGGTGCTAGGGCAAAAGTGGATGAGGCTCTTAACAAGTATGAACGTGCAGTAATGACAGAGATTGAAAACTCTGGTATGCGCTCACCTATATTTGAAGCCTTGAAGCAACTGATTGTCGCTGGAAACGTACTACTATATTTACCACCTGATGGTGGTGCGAGGGTATTCCCGTTAAGCAGATATGTAGTGATACGTGATCCGATGGGTGAAGTAATTGAGGTTATCGTCAAGGAAACAATGTCACGGGAAACACTCCCAGAGGACATAAAGAAATTAATTGCAAAAAAAGATAACGATCTTCCAAGTGAACAGAACAACGAAGATAAAGATGAGATAAACCTATACACTAAGATGTACCGTAAGGATAACAAGTACCACCTATATCAAGAGATAGACGGTAAGGTTGTACCTGACTCCCAAGGTAAATACCCATTAAACAAGGCTCCCATGCTACCCCTGAGGTGGACTCGAATAGACGGTGAGAATTATGGAAGGTCATATGTAGAAGAATACATGGGCGATCTAATGAGCCTTGAGGGATTATCTAAGGCTATCTTAGAGGCATCCGCTGTGGCTGCTAAGGTTGTGTTCATGGTTGCTCCCAATGGGACCACAAGAGCCAGAGACATAGCTAAGGTAGACAATGGAGGTATTGTCAGTGGTAATGCTGCTGAGGTATCTACACTATCCATTGATAAACAAGCGGATATGTCTATTGCCTATCAGACAACCTCAACCATTACTGAGAGGCTATCTTTCGCATTTCTCATGAACTCCTCAATTCAACGACAGGGAGAACGTGTGACTGCTGAGGAAGTCAGGTATATGGCAGGGGAACTTGAGGATGCGCTGGGCGGTGTCTACTCGATACTATCCCAAGAGTTCCAGTTACCCATGGTCAATCGTATTATTGATAGGATGACTAAGAAGAAGAAGCTGCCACCGTTACCAAAGGGTGTAGCTAATCCAACTATTGTTACAGGTCTTGAGGCTCTAGGGCGTGGACATGATATGAATAAGTATCAGATGTTCCTTAACGCATTAGCACCGCTTGGTCCTGAGGCTGTCGGGCAGTTCATGAACGTAAATGATTATATCAAACGGGTAGGTACTGCATTGGGCATTGATATGGATGGCCTAATTAAATCTGAAGAACAATTACAACAAGAACAACAACAGGCGGCAGAAATGCAGCAACAACAGCAAATGAATGAGATGGCTAAAGCAGCCACAGGTCCAGTTGCTAAGGAAGCTGCTGCTGGTATCCGTGAAGCTGTTGCGGGAAGTGAAGAAGAATAATATGGTTGAATCAGTAACTATTGATACATCGAGTGAAACAGAAGGTCCGACTTTAGAAGAACAAGCGGAAGCTATGGATTCACAAGTAGAAGAACAACAAGTAGAAGAAGAAGCCACAGGGGATCGTCCTGAGTGGCTACCTGAGAAGTTTAATTCTCCTGAGGATATGGCTAAGGCTTATTCTGAATTGGAGACTAAGCTAGGGTCTGGTGAATCCCAAGATACCGATGAGTTCAACGAGAACGAAACACGGGAAACCTTGGATGACGCTGGGGTGGATTACGATGCACTCTCAGCGGAGTTCTGGGAGACAGGTAATCTATCAGATGAAAGCTACCAACAGCTAAGAGAAGCTGGTGTTCCTAAGGAGATTGTGGATAGCTACATTGATAGTCAACTTAATATGGTTGAAACTAAGCGTAGCTCCATCATGAATGAAGTAGGCGGTCCTGATGGATACCAAGCGTTAACCGCATGGGCTGCTGATAACCTTGATGATGGTGAGATTGATTACTTCAACAGTGTCATGGACGGTAATGACTTCAACGCTGTATCCATGACTGTAAAATCTTTAGCTGCCCGTAGGGACGCTTCAGAGGGTATGGAGCCCCGCCGTAATCTATCTGGATCAATGTCAGGTGGAGGAGCATCAGCTTACGACAGCGTAGCTCAATTAATGGCAGACATGCAAAGTCCTAAGTATGACACTGACGCTGCTTTCAGAGCTTCAGTCGAGGCTAAGTTAGGACGCTCTAACATAATGTAAGGAAATCATATGAGTAAATCTGGTAGGGTATACTCAGATTATGATAAGAAGTACCAAGCGCAGCCTAAACAGGTTGCAAAGAGGGTTGCCAGAAACAAGGCAAGAAGAATGATGGTCAAGAAACACGGTAAGTCCAGCCTTAGTGGTAAGGACATTGATCATAGTGATGGCAACCCCACCAATAACAGTACCTCTAATCTAAAGATAATGTCTCGTTCAGCGAACAGGGCAAAAAAGTAGGGTAGCCTTAGGGCTTCCTACGCCACGTTGCTTATTAGTAAGTGGCGAAAATAAGAACAACCAAAGGCCACGGGTGTTCTATTTTTTCATCTAACCAATGCAAACGACACGAATGACCCGCTAAGGTGGATAATCTTTCGGAGAGAGAGCTACAGATTAGTGAAAACCTAACAATTATTAACTCTTTTCAAAGGACAATAAAATGTCAGATGCAAATCCATCCCGCTTGGGCCAAGACGGATTAACAGGCGCAACAGACGCCCTGTTTCTCAAGGTCTTCTCAGGTGAAGTTATGGCTACTTTCAATGCAAATACTGTAATGAAAGAGAAAGTACGTGTGCGGAATATCAATAACGGTAAGTCAGCACAATTCCCAGCAATCGGTAAAACCGTAGCTGAGTATCACACTGCTGGTGCTGAAATCCTTGGTAACAAGATCGAACACGGTGAGAAAGTAATCACTATTGACGATCTATTGATCTCCAACACTTTCATTGCCAACATTGATGAAGCCAAGAACCACTACGATGTACGCTCAGAGTATTCTAAGCAAATGGGTCAAGCACTAGCTCAGACTTATGATCGTAACTTGTTCTCAATGGCTGTAAAAGCTACACGTGATCCAACAGGTTTAGGTAAAGGCGTTGCTGACCAAGGCGATGCTTCCTCTGAAGCTGTAGGGGCAACCCCAACTACAACTCAAATTGTAACTGCTATCTATGATGCTGCTGCTACACTTGATGAGCGTAATGTCCCAGAGACAGATCGTTACGTCTTTGTTAGCCCATCAATGTACTACGCTTTGGTACAAGAGGACAAACTGATTAACCGTGATTTCGGTGCAAACGGTTCGTACTCTGATGGTACAGTTATGAAGGTTGCTGGTATGACTATTATCAAAACCAACAACTTAGTACAGGACCACACTGCTGCGACTGCTACATTCCCAGACTTCAACAATAAGTACGCCATTGATGCGTCTGATTGTGCTGCTCTGATCTTGCAGCGTCAAGCCATGGGTACTGTTGAGCTAAAGGGTATGGCTACTGAAATGGAATACGACATACGGCGTCAGGGTACTCTTGCAGTATCTAAAATGGCTGTAGGTCACGGTATTCTGCGTCCAGAATGTCTGATTGCTCTGCAAGCTGCTTAAAACAATGGACCTCTCTAAGAACTCTTAGAGGGGTCTTTTTTACATTTAAGGAAAACTCATGGCAACTCTACTAACCCCAACGACAGAACTCGAAGCTGTCAACGTATGCCTATCCAATATTGGAGAGTCACCAGTGAGTACAATAACTGGTGATATACCTGTTGATGCTGCATTAGCTAAAGACTTGGTGAGACAGGTCACTAGGGAAGCTCAACTATACGGAATGTATTGGAATACAGAGATAGACTACGATCTAATTCCTGATGCAAATAATAATTTAGTTCTGCCAGCTAACATACTGTCCATAGACACCACAGGTGACGATAAGAATAAAGACTTAGTGGCTAGAGGACGTCTTATGTATGATCGCAGAAATCACACATACCTATTTGATACTAAAGTAAGAGTTAACATGGTTGTGGCACTCAGTTTTGAGGAAACTCCTGAGTCATGCCGTAGATATGTATCCATAAGGTCTGCCCGAATTTACCAAGAGAGAGTAATGGGTTCTGCTGCTGTATCTAGCTTTAACACAGCAGATGAACGTGCAGCTAAGGCGTTATTACTGGCAGAGAATATGGAAGTTGAAGATCAAAACATGCTTACAGGAAACAGGGCAGTAGCTCGTATCCTAGTCCGTAACAACTAAAGGATATAAAATGCCACTCGTATCCACCACTGTATCAAACCTAATTAGTGGTGTGTCACAACAACCTGCTCCACAAAGGTTACGCACATCAGGTGAAGAAATGATAAATGCGTATCCATCTGTTGTAGCTGGGTTGCAAAAAAGACCATCCACAGAATTTATTGGTCCTCTGAATACAAGCATAGCTGACAATGACTCCACTGCGATTCACGTGATTAACCGTGATTTAAACGAGAGATATATCGTCATTGGTGGATCAGGGGATATAGAAGCATACACCACAGACGGTGTTAAGAAATCAATCAGCTTTCCAGACGGTAAGTCTTACCTTCCTACATCAGATATGTGGAAAAGGTTAAAGTTTGTAACTGTTGCAGATACTACCTTTGTATTAAACACAAACAAAACAGTTAGTACAAACGACTTAACAGATAGCAGAGATAACCCATCAAAGAGAGCCTCAGTTTTCATTAAGAGGGCTGTGTCTTCCACGACATACGCAGTGTACGTTAATGGTACATTAGCTGCTACCACCACAACAGAAGATAACACAACAGCAGAGACAGCCTTAGAGGGTACTTCAGATATAGCCATAGAGCTAAAAGACTCCGCTAAGGGTAAAGGTTACTCTGACGCCACTACATACGGTCCAGTGCTATCATTCACTGTCCCAGAAAATGCAATTATTACTGTACTCGATCAGTTTGGTGGCAATGCTATGGAAGCATACACAGACCGTATTCAGTCATTCGATAGACTACCTCCTTCTGAAATGGAGGGTAGGCTGGTACGAATTAAGGGGAACCTTAATGATGCCACAGAGGACTACTGGGTAGAGTATGAAAGAGGTGTATGGATTGAGACAGTAGGGTATGGAGCAAGGCAAGAGTTAAACGCTTCAACCATGCCTCATGTTCTAATTAGAAACGCAGATGGTAACTTTACATTTAAGAAACACTCTTGGCCTGAGAGAAAAGTTGGGGATAACGATAATAACCCAGCACCAACCTTTGTAGGACGTAAGATAAACAATCTGTTTCTATTCAAGGGCCGTATGGGATTCCTGAGTGAAGAAAATGTAATCATGTCATCCGTAGGGGAACTTGAGGACTTATATAGGTCCACAGTTGTCCAAGTGTTTAACTCAGATAGAATTGACGTTGCCAGTATAACAGGACGGGTAAACAACCTGTATCACACAGCAGCGTTCTCAGATACCCTAGTGTTATTCTCAGATAGCCAACAGTTTAAGCTAACATCTGAGGAGGTGTTGTCACCTACTAAGGTTGGTATTGTACCATCCACTAAGTTTGCGTGTTCACCTAACACCTCACCAGTAGCCTCAGGACCAATAGTGTTCTTTTCAACAGATGGAGCAACTAACTCTACTGTTAGAGAGATGTATATTGATGAAGAATTAGAATCCATAGATGCTGATGAAATATCAATGCAGGTTCCCTCTTATATACCTAATCAAATAAGAACCATGGCAGTGTCTACATACGAAGATATAATGGTATGTATGTCTCCATTAGAGCCTTCAACACTATACGTTTACAAGTGGTTTACCTCAGGCAATGAGAAGGTACAAACCGCATGGTCTAAGTGGGAGTTTGGGTCTGGGGGTCAGATATTAGGTGTAGAGTTCTTAGAGGACTACCTATACATGGTCTACAGGTTTGGTGGTAAAGTATATCTGGATAAGATGTTCTTAGATACCAAGGCTTCCTCTAATGCACTGTTAGATCACCACATTGATGATCAAGATATGACTGTTACTTACGAAGCAGATAATGAACGCTCAAAGATAGTAATACCATATGAGAGTCCCACTGTAATAGACTTCTATCGCATGGATGGTTTCATGAAAGTAAATGGTCCTAAAGGTCAGAAGCTAGAGGTAATCAAACAATCAAATAATACATACTATGTAGAGGGTGAGGACGTAAGTAACTGGCGGTTAAACGCAGGTTCTCCTTACCGTTTTGAATATGAGTTCTCCACACAGTATATACGAGAGCAGACACCTACAGGTGAAGCGGCAGTACAGAATGGGCGACTACAGATACGTTATATGTCCATACTGCACACTAATACATCGTATTTTGAGGTAGAGGTTACTCCTAAAAACAACAAGACATTCAAGCACATATACAGTGCAAGAGATTTCACAGAAGAAGATGACAGGCTAGGTATAATGCCCAGTTCCTCAGGTGAGTTTAACTTCCCAGTGTATGCACAGAATGACAAAGTAAAGATTAAGATAGTAAACGAAAGTGCCTTTCCATGTTCCTTTGGTTCTATGGAGTGGACAGGAATGTATGTAGGGAAATCAAAG